TTGACGGTTTTGCTGGGTCTGGAACGACCATTCTTGCTTGCGAAAAGTACGGTTGCGATTCTTACGGCATGGAACTCGACCCCGCTTATGTGGCGGTCATTCTTGAGCGTCTTTCTGAGATGGGCTTGGAGCCAAGGTTGATTGATTGAAGTACACGCCTCAAGTCGTCGAGCAGATATGCAACCTTCTCAAAGGTGGGAATACTCGCAAAACCTCAGCGATTGCGAGCGGTGTTGGAGAGGACACCTTTTACCGATGGATGAGGGAAAAATCGGAGTTTTCAGAGTCCGTTAAAAAGGCAGAGGAGATTGCAGTCGCTCGAAACGTTGCCATTATCAACAAGGCGGCGGGTGATACATGGCAAGCGGCCGCATGGTGGCTGGAGCGTAGACGCCGTGACGATTTTGGAAAACATGACAAGATGGATATAAACGCCACCGTCAAGGATGTAACCGCACTCAATGAACGTGAACTTAACGCCGAAATCTTTAGACTCCTTGCCCTTACCGGAACGGCAGAGATTGCTGGAAATGCTGAGGATGAAGCAACCGTTCTCGGACTGGTACAAGACAACGAAGCCGAAACACTATAGCTACCCTCGCCACGTTGAGTACCTTTGCGAGATCGTAGACAAGACCATAAAGGGTGAGTTTCAGAACGTAGCTATCTCCCTTCCTCCGGGACATGGCAAGAGCCAGACCATAACCACCCGATTACCCATCTATTGGGGGATGAGAAACCCGCAAGACGCCATAGTGTTCACGGGCTACTCTCAAGACTTCGCAGACCGCAACCTATCAAGACCCGCCAGAGAGCTTGCTAAGGAGTTGAACATTCTTGACGATTCCTCCAATGCGATGAGCGAGTGGAGATTAACGAACGGTGCGAGATTGGTTGCCCGTGGCGTTGGCTCAGCCCCAACGGGTATCAACCCTATATCGCTCTTGGTCTGCGATGACCCGATAAAAGATAGGATGCAAGCGGAGAGTGAGACAGAGCGAAATAACATCTGGGACTGGTGGACGGGAAGCGTGGTACAACGTTTCTTCCCAAGAACGAAGGCGTTTGTCATTGCTACCCGCTGGCATCATGACGACCTCATTGGACGGCTCAAGGCTCAAGGCGATGATTCTTGGACGTTCATAAACTTACCAGCCATTGCAGAGGAGAATGACCCGCTCGGAAGGGCTGAGGGTGAGGCGTTGTGGCCGGAGGTCAAGCCCCTTAACTTCCTTGAGGCGGTTAGAAGGCAAATGGGTGAGTACAACTTTCAAGCCCTCTTCCAAGGCAACCCAAGCCTCCGAGACGGTGCAATCTTCAAGGTAGACAAGGCGAGCTTCATTGATGAACGGGAACTACCTCCGATGGTTGAGCGGGTGAGGAAGTGGGACGTAGCAGCCAGCTCTGGAAAGGGTGACTATACGGCGGGTGTACTCGTTGGGAAGGATGCGAACGGGCGTTACTATATCCTCGACGTTCAACGCTTCCAAGAAGGAACCGATGCGAGAAATCAACGGATGTTAGCGACCGCAAGGCAAGACGGTACAGCGGTTCGGGTGGTGGTTCCCGAAGATCCCGGCTCTGCGGGTAAAGACCAAGCCCTCGCTTACCTTCGGCTCTTGAGTGGGTTTAACGCCAAGGCGGTAAGGGAGACGGGGAGCAAGGAGACGAGAGCGGATGGTATTGCATCACAATTCAACGGTGGTAACGTCTCTCTTATTAGGGCTAACTGGAACACCGCCTTTATAGAAGAGCTTAGGCAATTCCCCACGGGCAAGCATGATGACCAAGTGGACGCTTTGGCGGGAGCCTTTAATGAATTGGTGAGTAGCAATAATGTTTGGAATTGGTAACGCATGAAGATTTTTGGACTAGAAATTAGAGCAGTCGGGCGGGAGCCACGGAACCGAGACCAACAATTCACGGGCATACCTTTTGTGGGTGGAACCTCGACGATGGGCGGCTACCTCAGATACGGGGCAACCGACCGCAACTGGCGAACCGAGGCGGGGCAGATTGAAAGCAATTCGACGGTAGCTATCGGACTCGGCAAGATTGCTCAGAAAGTGGCTCAAGCCAAACTCACGGTAAAGACCATTAACCCAGACGGGAGTTACTACTACAAGCCAGACCCACGTTTATTCTCTTTTACAGCTCCGATGCCGGGGCTCGATGAGGCAACCATACTTAAAGCGATTGCTTGCCCTCTCAAAGTGTACGGCAATGCCTACCTTCTCAAGAGACGTAGCAAGACGGGCTTTCTTATTGGCTTGGCTCCGCTCATGCCTTGGCAAGTTGTGCCGAAGTCTGATATACATATTGACGGTACACCAAACAACGGCAATGAGCTTATCACCCGATATCAGATAACTCCTTACGGTGGGGGTGCGATGTTCTACGCCGCTCCTTCCGAGATTATTCACTTTCGAGACGGCATGGTAGACGTGGCAAACCCAGCCCTTGGGGTGTCCCCATTGATGGCCGCCCTTCGTCAAGTGGTCACCGATAACGAGGCGAGCAACTACGCCGCTACCTTAATGACCAATATGGGTATTCCCGGCGTTATCTTCTCGCCAAAAGACCCGAATGCAATGGAGCCAACGCAAGAACAGCGGAAGTCTATGCGTGATCGTTGGCAGAGCTTCTCAAGAGACCGAAGAGGGCAAGCGATGGACTTACCCGGAGCGTTCGAGATTACACGGGTTGCAATGTCACCGACCGACATTAAAGCCATTGAGCAAAAGGTGCATACAATGACCGAGCTTCTTGCCTCGCTCGGTGTTGACCCTATGATTGTTGGCTTACCTTCAGACAGCAAGACATATAACAACATCTCAGAGGCTAGAGAGATATTTATTGAGGACACAATTTTATCCTTGCTCTCCGTTATCTCGGCGACCCTTGATAAGGCATTTGCCGATGAAGGGCTAGGGCTTAAGCCAAATGAGTTTCTCGCCTTCGACCCAAGCGTTTACCGTGAGCTCGATGAGGACATCACCGCCAAGTACACAAGGGCAGAATTGGCGTTCAAGGCTGGAGCCTCTACCCGTGGAGAGTTTAGAAAGGCTCTCGGCTTCCAAGACGACTTGGCAGACCCTCGAACGTGGTTCGACATGAACGCACTAGCCTCACCGCTCCCAACCACCCGAAGCATTAAGAAGTACGATAAGAGCCAGTTTAGACGGCTCGAAGACATCCAACTCGAAAGCTGATGCCTTGTAACCATATCACCGAAAGCACCGCAAGGAGAGTCACCTTTATACCGAAGGTGGTGGAAATTCGTGCGATGCCAGCCGCCTTTGATAAGCCCGGTCGGAGCTATCAGAAATGGTACGAGGATATGCTGAACTTTAACTGGAACACCGCTAAGAACGCCTCCCAACGATTGGTAAACGGTGGCAACGTTGAGGCATGGGCAGATAACTTCTTCGATGCTATACTCCAAGCGAACGCCAACTCTCATTGGATTGGGCGGGACTTGGTAAGCCTTGACCCGACAACCTTTGAGGAGTTGGACATTCTAGCCGCCAGAGCGATTGCAGACGATGACGCCGAATACCTTCAAGGCTTTATAGATGATATTCTTGATGGACGCTACACGGATGAGGACGGCGAGTTAATGCTTGACCAAATTTTGAACCGCCAGAAGTTGTACATGGGAAGAGCGAGAGGTATATCGGCTCAAGCCTCGGTAGATAATCTTGATCTCGAAACAGAAATAACTTGGGTGTTGGGAGGTGCTGAGAAGCATTGCTCAGATTGTCCACGGCTGGCAAGCATCTCGCCGTACTTCAAGGATGACTTGTTCACGACCCCCGGAGCTTGTGACACCCCTTGCCTTGGTAACTGTAAGTGTCACCTTGAATTCGAGATAGGCGGTAAGAAGGTGCAGACAATAAAACCCGTAACATTGGAGAATGATTGATGGCAGATAATATAATGGTTCCACCCGTAGGTGTTCAGAGAGCGTGTAAGCGTGGGCTTCAGATGTTTGAGGAAGGTAAGGGCGGGGACGGACTTGAGCCAGCCACCATAAAAGAAGCCCGCTCGATGGCACGAGGTGAGGAACAGACCGAGGCGAAGATTCGTAAGGGTAACCGATGGTGGGGAAGAAACAGTAGGTTTTTAGATGAGCCAGAGGACAGCCCCGCAATGGTTGCCGCTCTTCTTTGGGGAGGCGAGCCGGGTATGCGATGGTTCAAAAGGGCGTACGAATCCGTCATAAAAGAAGAGAAGTCT